CACAACAGTAACTACAAGTACATCAACAAACGCTGCCTCCACATCGACTAATACAGCGATTACGGAAACAGCGTCTACTACTGAGGATACATCTTCATCCTCCTCCTCATCATCTTCCAGTAGCAGTAGCAGTGGAAGTAGTGGTTCTAGCGGTGGTTATGGCGGTTATTAGATTTACTCTCAATATCCATCCTCACCCATCTTGGTAAGTAGAATATAATAAATGAAAACATCCAGAAAGCAATTACAAAGTATAAATGCACTAATCTGTCGGAGTTTACTATTAATCCTAGTGTTACGAGACCTATCCAAGTATAGTCCAGAGTGCCATGAAGACGATACCATAGATTCTCACCTAATTTTTTAATTACCTTCTTTCTTAGATTATCAAAGAAAGGAGATACATGTCTCATCATAACAAAACCCTCATTTAATACCATAAGGGTGAATCCAATCCAAAAAATCATAGTCCGTTCCAGAAGTTATCTGTTGGTGCTGCCATATTTCTTGATATAAAATATAGACCTACATTACATAGAAACCAATAGATGTTAACTACCCATGCTTGTCTCCAACAGTATTTTCTATTGGTTTGCACAATATATTGATTTCTTTCATTCATTGATGCATCAACAGATAAGGGTCTAACCTTTAGTATCTGCTCTAGTATCAGTGAAATTACAAAACCAATAGCAAAGATATAAAACAACAGGTTTAACAATCCTGCTGCTGTGAATAAGAATGAAAGCATCAATACCTCTCAGGAATCATTTTTTTGTATGCTTCGGGTGTATGGTCTTTAAACTTGTCATGATTACCATCCCCAGGCATTTTACCATAAGCGACATATTCTATTGCTTGCAATGACCCTTCTAAACGTTTTAGGTCATTTTCGTTTTTAACATATTCTTCATACCACCCCTTCAACTCATCTTGTCTAGCAACGAGTTGCATTGTGCGTTTTGTAAAACGCTGAATTAGTTGCTCGTAGTTTTCTACAGGTTTAGTCACGTTGTCTCCAATCATCAGGTTTGTCTCGGTTGAACCAATCATTAATATCATCGGCACTGTCGAACCCAGTCTTATGGTCAGATGGGTCGGGTTCGCCTAACCCCATCCTATAAAGAAAATCGTCCGTCCCTCCCTTCGGCATGTCGGGATTTGCTGCTCTTAGTCGTGCTTGTTTCAACCATGTAGCAGCAGTGGTGTTAGATTTTGCTAGTTTTTGTGCCCATATCATTTCTGTTAACTCTACGTCTTTTCCTTCGACAATAAGTTTGCAGACTTTATCAAGTCTCAAGCGATATTGGGTTGATAGCATTTTAACTCTATTTTAGTTTTGCATTCAATTCGCTAACTTTTTCATATTCTGCTTTTGCAGCGTCTGAGCGAGTTTTTAGAATTTCCTGTATATCTCCTAAAATGACGTCAACTTCAACATACTCATCAAAGTACTTATCTAGTGCTTCTTTGAGATAGCGTTGTCTATGCCATTCTTGGGAATAAGGTTTATAGTGTGTCATGATAATTTATATGAAAAACCCTAGAGGGCGATTTTTACCCCGAGTTTTTTTTCGACCTTTCTGTGAACTGAAAGTGAAATAATATATGGGTCAACGTGGGTATGGTCTACCACAAGGTTGGGTAGTAATACGTCCACGATGTTCATAGTGTCCTTCTATATAGTGACCTCTAGATAACCAGTATCCAGGTACCCATATCTTTTCTGTTACGATTACCTCTTCCATACACCGTCTAGGTGGATAGCGATGAGGATAATGGTAATGTGTACGCTCATAATGATAATGGTCGCCATACTCGACAAATGGCTCCCAGAATTCCTTCCAAGTAAGAGCCTCTGCTGCGGGTGCAACAGTTAAAGATGCGAGTAAAGCAACCAGTATTTTCATTAGTCGTTTTCAGCTAGTGATGCGAAGTAATCAAGGTCAGGACTACTAGAATTCTGACTTAACTCTTTAACTTTATCACCAAATCCACTAGGTGTGGAAGGTTGTGTGACAGTTTCTTCTGCGTACACTGCTTCTGTTTCTTCACCGTCAAATGAGCGGACTGTAGGACGAGCAGACTTATTCAACACAGTGTTGAGTCTCTCTTCTAGTTGCTCATATGATTTAAAGTTGGCAGGGTCAGTAAACTCTTTTAGAGAGTGTTGTGACTTCCAAATTTCTTCTAACTTAGCGTCATCAAATCCCCCTAGAGGAGAAGTTGGTGCGAAGTCAGACTTATCATAATTCCAATACCCACCGATGGTTTGTATCTTGATACGGAAGTCCGCACCTTTCCACATATCAAATGGGTTGATAGGTTCTTCATCCTCGAATTGAGGTTGCATAGAACTCACAATCTTATCATGAATCTTCTTGCCATACTTGTATAGGAAGACCTTTCCTTCATTATCTGGGTTGAGTTGGTCTTTAACAACATAGATGTTGCTGTAGTAGGAGAGTTTCCTCTTCTGTTTACGAGCAGTCTCTTTGTCTTGGTCTAGACCAGAATTCCAAAGGGTGCGATTCAATTCACCAACAGGGTCTTTTTGTCCCAATGTAGTGAGTGAATTCTCAATATACCAACCGCCTGCACCTTGGAATGCGTGACTCCAAACTTGTGCCCATGGTAGGTCTTCACCATCTGGCTCAGGAAGGAATCGGATTATTGCATATCCATTTCCAGACTTATCGACCCCAGGTTTCCAGAGTCTCTCATCAGGTCCTGCGCCCTTAGGTTTAGACATCTGCTCAATCTGTTTGGTAAGCTTATCAAAGCTACCAGACTTCTTCTTAAGTGATGCGAATGACATTTGTATTTCTCCGTTGTGGTTTTGTTTTTTTGTATTTGCCACCGTATTATGATGACATATTATTTAGGACTTGTCAAGTCCCTGTTTAGACTTGTTGTATATTATTACCTTCTCTCCGTCATGAGTAAAGAACAATTCATCGTCTGCATCCCATAGCAACTCCTCAAACAGGTCATTAAGTCTCTCTGCATCCTCATAGAGTTGGTTAGGATTCGGCATCTTGTATCTCCTTCTTCCAAGAACGTAATTTATCTTCCATCTGTTGTAGTATCAACATGAGGTTTAATCCTCCAGAATACTGTGCAGATAAAGTATCTATCTTTTCTTTTACAAAGGTTGCTTCCTCATCGTTTTCATCTCCTGATATATTATGTGACGCAAGAGCAAGACGTGAATAAAATACTTTCTGTTTAGCAATCAACTCAAGTGTTTTATTAATGTGGTCAAGTCTTTCAGAAGGAGAAAACTCTGCCAATCCTGAGGATATTTTTAGTAGTTGTGTGTATGTTTCCTGTATGTCAGTCAACTCTTTTTGGACTACATCAGATTCAAAGAAACTTTCTTCGGAATTCATAGGTTTAAAACTGCTTTACTTGTACGTTTAATATAATTTAGTCTTGCAGCATCCCACTGTATCTTATCCTTTAAAGGTTTAGAAATTAATTTCTTTACTGTGGTGACATCTATCTCTAACTCATCACATACAGATGTGACTGCTTCAATGTAATTGACAAGACCGTTACTGTCTTTAACGAGGTTTTCAACAAGGGATGTAAACTTTCCTTGAGTCATAAATTTTTCTTCAATTTCCTTCATTTATTTAAACCCTCTGTGTAATAGCGGTAGTCTTTTATCCATTCAATGAGGGTGTTGATGTAAGGAACTTTATCATACTTCTCAACCACTTGTGTTTGCCCATCTTCGGCAACAGATATGGTGACAAGTTTGTCGACTTCTACCCCAGTCAATTCATAATACATGTATGCATACGCTGCTTCTTGCACAAAGTATTTGTCTAGGTATTTTTCTTTCTTAAGTGTGCCTGTAGTTTTAAAGTCAATTACAGCCAACTCATTATCAAACTCAGCAATGCAATCGACACGGCCAGCGAGATATAAATTCCTAGAATAAAGAGGGGCTTCAAGAACATGAATATTAGAAATCCGATTAAGAGTCTCACGACTAGCCCCAAAAAGGTACTTGGGAAGACCCTTGCTCTCCTTAATTTTCTCAGGTTCATTTCTTAAATAGTATTCTACAATAGAATGATACTTCGTGCCTCGCCATGCTGCAGCACGTCTTATCCTTTCCGCTTCAGTATAACCTATTCTATTCTCCCAGTCAAGTATTCCTTGCTTGGATTGATGTCCTACAACAGTAGTAACACTAGGTACCCACACGTCATCTAGTTTATAGAAACGTCCATGATTTAAAGTCTTACTTTGTAAGTCCTCTAACTGAGGAGGAGTGCCCACATAATTAAACATTAATTTAATCCCATATTAATTTTACTGATAAGATACTCCTTAACGAGACCAGACCTAACGATGTCATCAATACCAAACTCGGTGCAAGTAAAGGAAGGCATTGTCTGTATGATTTTAAGGAAGTCTAGGACTCCATTCTTTTCATTACTCTTTGCTAAATCAGATTGTGCGTAGTCTCCTGAGAAAATAATCTTAGCATTCTGACCCACACGAGTTATTATACTATCTAATTCATGAAAATTCAAGTTACTGAATTCATCTACAATAATCACACAGTTATCTAATGTAGTACCACGTATGAATGACGTTGACCAAAAAGAAATAGTCTCTTGATTCCTGAGGTTAGCATAGAGTGATTCAAATGCATTGTCATCAGGCATTTCAAACATATACTTTACCATATTCTTATAAGGAATCTGATACAGTAATGACTTATCATCATGGTCACCTGGGAGGAAACCAATCTCTCTGGTAGGCACAAGAGACCTGACCATATAAACTTTTTCATATGGTGACTCTGGAGCTAGCACTTCTTGCAATGCTAGGAAGATACTAATGAATGTTTTACCAGTACCTGCTGCACCATGTAGCACAAGGTTTTGTCCTTGAGCATAAGCATCAAAGACTAACTTTTGATTAGGTGTGAGTGGCTCAATAGTTTTGAGATGCTCGAGGTTAATTGGTTTACGTCTCTTCATCTGCTTAACAGAGTAGTGGTCGTACTTTCCGTTACCGTTACCGTTTTTCTTTTTGACAGGCATAATTTAGGTATAGCGACTCAAGTTCGCTCGTGGATGGTCTGATTGAATTTTCTGCATCACTTCTTTGAATCCATCAGTCTGTTTGGGGTCACCGTAGGTAACACCACCAGTCCCTGCAGACCAGTCTTTATCCCAGTCTGGATTCTCTTTCCTCCACTCGTCATACTTTTTCATAGACAGGTTGAGTTCTTGTTTCTCTCCTGTTTTAGTATTTATTACGGGATATGTAGGCATTTCTAAAGTCCTCTATTGTGTTTGCCATTTGTCGATAACCTGTACCAA